CAAGCGATAATGCGTTTCAGACAGGGAGGGTTTGTAAAACTTCCTGACGATTACGAAGAAACACCATTACCGCGAATAGATAAGGAATACTACTGATGGCATCAGAAGAATACAAAGAATCAGAAATGGCCAAGATCGTAAAACGTCTTATGGACGAAGAAGGGTTTGAGTTTGGAGAAGCGGTAAGAGAAGCAATGGAACAAACTAAAAATTTTGAATCGAAAGCGGACGGCGGATCGATTGGCATTGAAGTTTTATTCACAGACAAAATGAAAAATGGTGGCAGAGTACCAATGGTATCAGGTGGAGCTTTAAAAGCTATTGGCTCTGGTATTATGAAAATGTTTAGTAAAGGAGATGATGCATTGGATCTTGCTAAACAAGAAGAGATATTTAGATCAGGTAACATCACAACAGATTTTTTAGAAAATGTAGATGACAAAGTTATTGAAAAATTTATTAGAACTCGAGACACTAAAGGAGTTGGTGGCTATGGTATGTATGATAGTTTTGCTGAAATGCCAAATGGATTAAAGGCAGCAGAATTAATTAGTAGAATTAAAACAGCAGACGGCGGAATAAATTATGAAGCTGCAGAATTATTTATAGGTAAAAAATTAAAAGGTGATGAAACTGTTAATGAATTAATTTCAATGGTAATCACAGAAAAGAAAGCAGACGGCGGTCGAGTCGGATTATTTATGGGCGGTCCGGCATTAGAGGGCCAAGCATTAAATATTTATAACTCTATGAACGCGTATGGCTTTACAGATCAACAAATTGCTGATGCATTACAAGGCCAAGGTTTATATACACCACCAGGTTCAGGCGCAGAACCACCAACAACTATTCAACCAGTAGGTTTTCAAGGCGGTGGTGGCGACGGAAGAGTTACAGAACTACAAGAAACCTTTACAAAAGATTTAAGTCAAGATCCAAGATTTGATTATTTAGAACCAACAGCACAAGCTAACAAATATAGATTTGATAGATCCGTAGAACCAAGAGATGGTTTAATGGGTCTAGTTGATAAAACCAAAAACTTCTTTGCTGAAAATAAATTCTTTCAACCAAAGGTAAGAGGCACACTTGGAACAAGACTATCTAATCAACCAAGATTACCTTTACCTTTATCAGTAGCAGCTTATGCAAGAAGTCCATTTAATCCCGAGTCTCCAACTTACAATGCAAACATAGCAGATCAATTAAACTTTTTAGAACTAGGAGAAAATTTAATTGGTAGAGATCCAGGAACAGGTGGTTTAAAATATGGATCGGGTTCTGTGTTATCTGGTAAAAATGTAATATCAGGTTTTGGAACTAATAATTATGATACGGCTTTAAGAAACTTTATTTCAAAAATGAAAGCTAATACAAGAATTTCTGCTGAAAGAAAAGCAGCAAGACTAGCTGCAGCTGAAAAAGAATTACTTGATCTACAAACAAAATCTAAAAAAGGTTTAGGACGAGATGTAGATAGAGGTGGTTTTGATCCAAGCGGACCTACTCAAAGATCTATACGTGCTGAAAGAGAAGATAAGTCCGGAAAAGGACAGAGTGGTGGGTTTACAAATCCAGGTGCAGGAAGCTACGGACCGCATATGGCTGATGGTGGCCTCGCTACGATGTTCACTAGGAGGCGATAGTGGCTAGAAAACCACCGCCAATTAAACAAAGAGGTCCTGAAGCCTTAAAATTTATATCTTATATTCAAGAAAGGATTTCTCAAAATCCTAACCCTGATCAACCTAACGCTGTTTTTTTTGATGACATGGTAAAAGATTTAGTCAAAAAATCAGGAGCTGATATCAGGGTAACAAATGGTCAATTAATTATGAGTAGAATTTTTGGCCTACCTACAAAAGGTGCAGAGTTATTTAAATTTTTTCCAAATGCAAAAGATAGATCTATTGAACTTTTAAATACAGGATTAAGTTCTAGAGAAGTAACAGAAGCTCTAGAGGCAGAAGGTTTAATTAGAATTAGAGATCAAGGTAAAGGAGGACTGGATGCTTGGACCAAAGCATATAAAACTTTATTAGATCGAGGAGAATTAAAAGTTGATAAGGTAGTTAAATCAATGCCAGGAACTGATGCAAAAATTCAAAAACAAAAAGATGTTCTTGTAAAAGAATTTTTAGATAAAAATCCAGAAATTGAAAATCCAAGTCAAATAGCAAAAAGCATTAACAAAAATTCGGGTACAAAAATAAGCGCTAGATTTATAGAAACATCAGTTAAAAGACAAAATTTAAATAAACAATTAATTAAAAAACACGAAGCTATTTTTCCTGAAGTAAAAGCTTTAGATAAAGTTATTAAAAATAGTGATGATATTTTATTAAATGAAAAAATACCTGATACAGAAAGAGTTAGAGAATTAATTAGAAGATTTGCAAAAGAAACAAAACTTCCTATGGAGATAGCAACTGAAAATTTTGGAAGTAGAATTTTTAGATTAGGAAATTTATATGCAGGAACTGCAGGAGCGTTAAGGTTTGCGGCAGACAAATATAAAACCATTAAAGCTCCAGAAAATTATTTAAATAGCCCTTTGCAAAAAAATTTAATTTTAATGACATCCTCAGCAAAAAGATTAAGTAATTCAGGAATGGCTAGACTTTTAGGTTTACCTGAAAAAGAAATACAATTAATTGACGACACCGCTGCAGCTATGAAAGGTTTTGGTTTTGATATAGCAGGTGATCATACAGATATTAAAGGATTAATGAAAAATTTTCCAAACTATAAAGAAAATTTTACTAGAATAGAATATATAAAAGACTCCCTTAATAAATTTAAACGAGCTTATGATGTAAAAATAACTAATCTAGCAAGAGACGCTCAAGGAGCCAGTCCTCAAAGACAAGCTGCCATACTAGAAGAAGTAGAAAAAATTAAAACCGATTTTAAAAATCAAACAGGTTATAACATAGGTGATTTTGAAATTAAAAATCAACAAGTGGTTATAAATCCTAAAGCTCCAAAACTTGGAGATTCTCCCACTCCAGTTAATACTGCTTTAAAACAAGCAGTGTATAATTTTGAAAATACAATTAGTCCAGAAAAAGGAAAACTTCCTGCAACTGTTGTAGAAACAAATTTAAAAAATAATCCAATTGATAAAATTGCATTTGATAAAAATTCAGTTCCTTTTGATGTTGAACAAATTATAAATAAATATAAAGGAACAGACATTGCAAAAAATAGTAAATATTTAAAAGCAATGTCTAAAGTTCCGGTAATTGGTAAATTAGCTACCGCTGCTATTTTAGGAACTGTGGGCACGGCGGGTATTGCAAGTATAGCTAATGCAGATACAGGAAAAATTTTAGAAGAAAGTCCAGAGCTTGCAGTTGGAGGAGGAGCCGCAGTAGCTTTATCTGCAGCCGCAGCGCTTAAATACAATAAAGAAATTGGAGCATTTGTAACTGGTAATGATAACATTGCATCACAAGCTGATATAAAACTATATGCAGAAGAAAATCCAATTCCAGTAGAAGTAGATACAAAACCACCCGCGGGAGATAAAAGTGTTACCAAAGGCGTATTTAAAACTTTAGCAAAAGTAGGAGCTCCATTACCAACTGCTTTAATAGATTCATACTTTATAGGTCAACAAGTAAAAGAAGGTAAGAGCCCAGGTGAGATTGCAAGTGATCCATTAAACTGGATTGGTCTGGCAGCTATGGAACCACTAGCAAAAGTATCAGGTATTGCAGAATCTGGTAAGCTGAACAAGGCATTGAGATTGGGATTGAATCCTGCTACAATTAGGGGTATAAGTAGGTTTGCAGGTTTACCGGGACTTGCAGTAAGTACAGCTATGACTGCATATGACCAGTATAAAAAATATCAGAATCAAGAGGGATTCGTCTACGACCTATTTAACAAAGAGGGAAAATAATAAATGGCTACAATAGAGAAACCACTTCCGAACGTTTCAGAAACCGTTGTTGAAGTTCCAAAACAAGAAGAATTAATTCAAGAACGAGATGAGATAATTGAAAAAAAAAACCAACAAGGTAATGTAGAAGTTACTATGGATGAAGAGGGTGGTGCAGAAATTGCATTTGACCCTAGAGCCATTACCGAAGAAGGTGGCCAAGATCATTACGAAAATTTAGCAGACTTTTTAGGTGAACAAGTTTTAGATCCACTTGGAGCTAAAATGGTAGATCAATACAACGAGTACAAAGAATCTCGTGGTGATTGGGAAGACACATATAGAAATGGATTAGAGCTATTAGGTTTTAAATATGAAAGAAGAACAGAACCTTTTAGAGGTGCAAGTGGTGTTAACCACCCTGTTCTTGCAGAAGCTGTAACACAATTTCAAGCGCAAGCTTACAAAGAATTACTACCCGCTGACGGACCAGTCAGAACTCAAATTATGGGTAACATTGATGTTCCAAAAGAAGAACAAGCTAAACGTGTAAAAGATTTTATGAATTATCAAATCATGGATCAAATGAAGGAATACGAGCCTGAGTTTGATCAAATGCTTTTTTATCTCCCTCTCAGCGGCTCTACCTTTAAAAAAGTATATTATGATTCCCTCTTAGGTAGAGCCGTATCTAAATTTGTACCGGCTGATGATTTAATTGTACCTTACTCTGCAAACTCTTTAGAAGATGCAGAAGCAGTTATTCATGTAATTAAAATTTCTGAAAATGAATTACGTAAACAACAAGTAGCAGGATTTTACAGAGACGTAGAATTAGGAACACCACCTGTTACAGAAAATCAATTAGAAGATAAAAAATTAGAACTCGAAGGAATTTCTAAAGATGGTCAAGAAGATCAATATACTTTGTATGAAGTACACACTAATTTAGATTTAGAAGGCTATGAAGATATGGGTGGTGATGGTGAACCAACAGGAATTAAATTACCTTATGTTGTAACTGTTTCAGAAGCAGGACAAAAAGTTTTATCAATCAGAAGAAATTACAAACCTGAAGATCCTAAAAAAACTAAAACAAATTATTTTGTGCAATTTAAATTTTTACCAGGCACAGGGTTTTATGGTTTTGGTTTAATACATATGATCGGTGGATTAACAAGAACTGCAACTGCAGCTCTTAGACAATTATTAGATGCGGGAACTTTAGCTAACTTACCAGCTGGTTTTAAATCACGTGGCATTAGAGTCAGAGATGATGCACAACCTTTACAGCCTGGAGAGTTTAGGGATGTAGATGCGCCTGGTGGCAATATTAAAGATCAGTTTATGACTTTACCTTTCAAAGGACCAGACGCAACTCTACTACAATTAATGGGTATTGTGGTTCAAGCAGGTCAAAGATTTGCAGCTATCGCTGACATGCAAGTTGGTGATATGAATCAACAGGCTGCAGTTGGAACTACAGTTGCATTGTTAGAACGTGGTTCAAGAGTTATGTCTGCAATACACAAAAGATTGTACGTAGGATTAAAACAAGAATTTAAATTATTAGCAGAAGTATTTAAAACATATTTACCACCTACATATCCATATGATGTACCAGGTGCAAGACGTGAAATTAAAGTACAAGATTTTGATGACAGAGTAGATATTTTACCTGTGGCAGATCCAAATATATTTTCACAAACACAAAGAATTAGTATGGCACAAAGTCAATTACAACTTGC